CCTTTAGTCATTCAAATGTTAAACTCATCCAAGTATGTGAAGATCTTTTAGTGTAAGTTTTAAAGACAGGGGTTCGAATCCCCTCACCTCCACCACTTTATATTGCGGGGTACAATTCTGGGAATTGGGGGGTCTCATAAGCCTCTTTAGAGGAGTTCGATTCTCCTCCCCGCTAAAAATTTTGACGAGTAGCTCAGCGGTAGAGCGGTCGGCTGTTAACCGATTGGTCGTAGGTTCGATCCCTACCTCGTCAGCTTTTTATTAATAAATAAAATTGTGAAAGCACATAAAACTATTCTTTATTCTTTAGGTTGTTTATTATTTTCTTTAGGTGCTACTTTTTTTATAACTTCTCATTTAGGTACTGATCCGTTAGATGTATTTGCTGTCGGTTTAAAAAATACTTTTGGATTACTCATTGGGACTACACAAAGTCTTTTTGCTATTTTATGTTTAGTTCTTTGGAGTTTTTTGAATAAATGGAAGTTTCCTCCCCTTTCCACTTTCTTAACTTTTTTTATATGTGGTTACATGATAGATTATTTTCTTTTTTTGAAAGGGTCTTATATAATCATTAATCATTATTTTGAAATGTTAGCTGGTGTATTTTTGTGTACATTGTCTTCGGCTTTTATTATTATGTCTGGCTTTGGAATCAGAGCTATGGATCTTTTAGCTATTACTCTAGCAGAAAAAACTAAATACCCCTTTTGGTTTTATAAAGGAATTGTTGAGGTTCTATTACTAGTTGTTGGATGGTTTCTAGGGGGGATAGTTGGTATCGGAACTCTTTTCTTTTTAGTTTTTGTAGGTTGGCTTATACAACCCACTATTCGTCTTTTATCTAAATTGGGTATACGGAATTTTTCAGCAGTAAAATAAAAAAATAGGTTGAGGTATTTTTAAAAACCTATAGTATTTTTTGAAACACGCACCCGTATCTCAACCGCCTTCTAAGCGGTCATTAACCGAGTAACTGGAGTATGCACGTTCGAGTCGTGCCGGGTGTGCCACTTTCGAAATGAAAATAGAACCTGTTAAAAATACCTTTCTTTCTCATTATAAAAATTCTCAAAATCCTGAAAAAGATTCTAAAGACACTAAAAAGAAAAAAGATTCTTCTAAAAAAGAACAACCAGAAAACCCACCTAAAACTCGACTAATTGGTTATGCTTGATATATTAAAAGACTTTTTCGGTATGGCTATGGCAGCGTGTTTTGTGACTTGTTATATCCCACAAATTGTTAAAATTTTTAAAACAAAATCTTCTAAAGATCTTTCTATTTTATTTGTAATAATGCCGATGTTTGGTTATATATCGGGTCTACTCTATCTAGTATTGTCACAAACTTTTGTTCTGTGGTTAGTACTAAATTACGCTATAGGATTAGTGATGACTATTTTTCTTTTGGTGATTTATCATCATTATAAAAAATAAAGAGTGACAGTAAACAAAAAATAACATATAAAAGAAACCATGAAAATAACCCACGGCAAAGTGTGCAGGAACATCACCCTCGAAGAAACAAAAACTCCAGTAGCCACCAAAGGAGAAGGTACTACTATGGAATCAACCATCACCCTAAATTTCCATACAGGAGCAGTACATTCTGAAGAAATTGTAAGTGTAGAAGCTGCTAAAGTTCTTTATCAGCAATTATCTAAATTTTTTAATTACTAGGTTTCTCGGGCCAAGCTACTTGAGAAGGGTCCGAGAAGTTTTGAGGGACATCTCTAAGAGATTGGCGATAGGTTAGCCAAACTTCTTTAGAGGGCTTTGGATTAGCATCTCCTGCTACAGACCAATCAGAGTCTTTTAAAAGAGCATCACGTTGCGATCTGATTTGTTCCCAAGTAGGAGCAGGAGGAACATAAGGAACTAATTTAGCCTTTCCTTCTTTCAACTCTTGTAGGAATTGTGCATAATCTTTATTAGCAGGATCTTTTGGAATCCACATACTACCAAAGATAATCATTGCATCTCTTTCAATATATATTTTCATAAGATTATAATTCAGCATCTAAATCATATAATATGATGACATGATAGCCGTGATAACCAGGACTCGCTGCAGCGAAATGAATGGCATTGCGTTCGATGCTTGAAATGGCTCCTTCAATTCTGTATGTACCAGCAAAATATGGGGAAGTACTAAAATTAGGGGATGTTGGTACTGCTCGCATTGTAGGACTTATAGTTTGAGAACCCCCACCTAAACCTGTACTAGAACCACCAGGAGGATTACGAACAGCTGCCCCGAATAATCTCAGAGCTTGATAATACCTCTGACACAAAGCCAATTCAGTTCCAATTGGTCTATGTTCAAATGGAGTTGCTATAGAGCCTTCTTCAAGTTGGACTTGAGCAATGTCAAAAGTAAAGGTCGCGTTATCATTAATTGGACTAGGATTGAAATTTAAAACTAAATAATCATTGTTGTTAGTTCCAATACTTTTACCGCTTAAATTCGTTATATCACACACAACAGAATATTTTTGCCATGATGTGTTTAAATTTATTGTTGTTCCTCCGGGTATATTAATTGTAGATGATGGTGATCCTCCCGTTCCAAAATAATGTTGAAAAAATACATGTACATCTAATGTACTTGCAGCTTTTGCATAAAATGTTACAACTACTTGTTTTCCTGCTAAAGTTTTTACAGCTTCAATAGGTTGTCTCAATACATTAAAATTCGCCCCTGATCCAGCAACAGATTGATTCCATCTTAAAAAATAATCAGGGTTATTTGGGACATCTGTTTGTCCTACACTAAATGATTGTCTAGATACCGTTCGTGTTGCTCCTGTTCCATCATATACTATAGACCATCTATCTGAAGTATAAGTTCCTGAATTTGTTATAGAAAAATTTGTTCCTCTTTGCCAAATATCAAAATTACCATTGATAATCTTATTCCTAAAAGCAAAAGCTTCTGGATTTTGTATATTATAAGCACCCCAACGATTACCTAACCATTGCCAGCTTTTGTTACCTTCTGTATAAATTTCTCCACTACCCGGATTATTAGGAAAATTAATAGCCATATATTTTAATTATTAGGTTTCTCAGGCCAAACTACTTCTTCTGGAGATTTAAATTTTTGGGGAATGTTTCGAAGTTTATTTCTGTAGACCAACCAAGATTGTTTTGAATCAAAATTAACATCAGGTAATGCAGCCCAATCTGTTTCTTTTAAAAGTTGATCTCTTCTTGATCTGATTTGCTCCCAAGTAGGAGGATAAACCTTATTTGACCAAGCTACATACTCTGGATTGCTAATAGACATTTTCTCCCCGTTTTCTGCGTGAGTTGCAGAACCCGTGATCTCTCCATTCTCATCCCTATAAACATATACAAATTCCATATTATTTTAAAATGTAGTTGATGGTCAATCGTGCATTTGCTAATGTTTGAGCATTTGCACTCGGTGTTGAGCTTACTGTTACTTTTATTCCATTCGGACAATCTATTCCAGAGCTTGGGATTACAGGATGGTTTGTTGCGAACCCGCTTGAAATTGTGCTTCTTCCTTCTAATAATGTAGTTGATCCGTTTTTAACATAATACAAATAATCCCAGTTTTCAGCAGAAGCCTGAATTCCGCTTGGAGTTACCGCAAGTAATATTGCAGGGCTTGCGGTTATTATGGAATCTGTTACCCCACCAGAAATTAAAGTATTTAAAACAGGGCCATTAGATCCTGGTCCATCATAAATCACCTGTAATTGATCTCCAGAAGAATGAGTAGAGGTATCTACCTTTAAAGTCATTACTTTGGTTCCACTGTTCCAACTAAAATAACCTGTTGGTTGCTTTCCCGTAGCATACAAAAGAACTCCACGAGTTTGATTTAGTACTGCTAAAAGACCAGCTATGTTAAAACCGCTGACTGACGAAAAGTTAAGAGTTCCAACGTTTGCAGCACCTGGTGTGAAAGTTGGGTTTGTAGATAGTATTGATTTCATATATTATTTTATCCAAAAATGATTGCGTCTGTAATAGTATCGATGTCTGCTAGTAAAGTAGGATTACCTGAGCTAATGTCTACCCATTGATAAGAATTTCCATCGTAGTAATAAAGAAAACAAACCCCAGTAGAAGAATCATACCAAAGATCTCCTAAAGAAGGATTTAAAGGAGGAGTATCTGAAATGTCTACGTTACCTTTATCAAATAAAGATATCCAAGTAGTTCCATCCCATCGCCATCTTCTTCCAGCAGAAGAAAAAACTTGATTTAAGACTGGAGAGTCTGGAAAATTAATTGCCATATTATATATTGTATTTAACCATTATTTATATTAAATAATTTTTTTATGACTAAAGAAGAATTTGAAAAAAGATGGGGTCACGTTTACGAATATGTTGTAGGACTTGATTCCGATTCACAAAAAACATTAGTAGATAAAAGAACCGGAGAGCACTGGGCATTAACCCAAAAAAATTATGAAGAGATTCAACGACTTTTTGAGGAATTGAGTAAAGATTAATTAAATATAAAATATATGAATAAATTTGACAATCTTGTAAAAAGTTATATTGCTGAAGATGAAAGTCTTGATCGATGGAATCAACAAAAAATGAAGGAAGAAGAACAAACTTCTTCACACGAATTTGACACACTTTCACATCCAGTAAAAGATCAAATGATTGAAGAATTCAAAAATTGGATCAAAGAAGGAGAACATCAAGACGGCGAAGCTTTTTGGGATAACTTTGAAGATGTTCAAGGAGCAGTTGGTGATTTTCTTCGTACCGTTGGTGGCGCTGTAGGATAATAAATTAAAAATACATATTTTAGAAAACCCTTCAAATAATTCTTGAAGGGTTTCTTTTTATCTTTATAATATTGGGGTATGAAATTAGCCTCAATAGAAGTCATTAAAAATATACGCAACCACCCTAATGCAGATTCTTTAGATATTGCTGAAGTTTTGGGGTGGCAAGTAGTTGTTAAAAGAGGTACTCACCAAGAGGGTGATAAGATTGTATTTGTTACTATTGATAGTATTGTACCTCATTATACTTGGACAAATTTTCTAGCAGATCCTAAAAATCCGGATAAACCAATCAGAATCAAAAATATTAAACTTAGAGGAGAATATAGTTCAGGGTTGGTAATTTCATTAAACGAGTTTTCAGCTTCGCCATTTAAAGATTATGAAATAGGTACAGACCTCACCGAAATAATAGGTGTTACAAAGTATATAAAAGAGGTTCCTGCTAACCTTTCAGGTGAAACTGCTGGAGATTTTCCTACTCACATTGCATCAAAAACAGATGAAGACAATGGATTAAACGATCCCGAATTGGTCAATAAAGTTTTATATCATGAACCTTTTCTTACAGTTACACAAAAATTAGATGGAAGTTCTATAACATTAATTGTAGAGAATGGGGTACTTTCTGGAGTTTGTACTAGAAATTTTTCTAAAAAGGAAAATGAAAATAATGCTTTCTGGAAAGCGGCCAGAAAACTTATTATTCCAGAGAATTGGACAGGCATAATTCAAGGTGAACTTTGCGGAAACGGCATTCAACGCAATCAACTCAAATTAGAAGATATTAAAATTTTTGTATTTCAAATCAAAACAAATGACAAATATATGACATACGATGAAATGAAAGATTTTTGTCTCAATCAATTGAAATGCGATGTCGTTCCTTTAATTTGCCATCTTGATGTTAGTGCTACAGTAAAATTATGGGCCAATCCTCTACAAAAACTACAAGAAGTAGCAGACAAACAAAAATACCTTAGCGGACTTGATGCAGAAGGAATAGTGGTTCGTCCGCAAAGTTATCCCAAGTCATTTGGATCGCGTAGACCATTTGGTTTCAAATTGATAAATCGAAATTATAAAGATTAATCTTTTTTCCGTGACCAAAAACATAAATCGCTCTAGTATTAAAACATGATGACACAAGAACAAATTCAACAAGAGATCAATTGTTTCAAATCAACCAAAAGGCTCACCACCCACCCTTATCTTATTTGTACCGCTACAGGTGAAAAGGTAATGGCTTTCGGTCAAATGCTAGAAAAGAAAATTGATCGATATGGTGGGTTGGAAAATATGTTGAAGACATTTGTCTCTCGTAAAGCCAAGTCTGCTTCTAAACCTCAAAAGGTCAGTAAACCTAAGAAAGTTAAAAAGACCAAACTTTTGGAGAAGACAGAGGATCAACGTTATGACATTCCTATCTTTAAGAATGAACCTCATACTAGTTTGAGTCTTCGTGAACACCCGGAACACACAAAGGGTGCTTGTTTGAGACCAGATATCTTTCTTGATTCTGATCGCACCTGTGATTATTGCAGTATGAATAGTTATTGTCTTGCTAACAATAAAACCTTTTCAAAGAAATACAATTACAAATAATATAAAGTTATGTACAAAGTTTATATCGCTAAATTAAAAAGAGGTAATTCTTATCCTAAAACTGTTTTTAAAGTTGGGATAACAGGTTCAAAAGATGCAATGGATCGACTAACATATGAAGGACCAGATGAACCTTATCCTATTAAAAATTATTTTCACGACATCAAGGTCATGAAAAGTCGATGGGTTAAAGATCAACAACAAGCATTGGTACTTGAAAAACATATTATGGATAATATCAAAGGAAGTGAAAAATATTTTCATAATTGGTATGAAAAAGATCCTATTTCAGGAATAACTGAATGCAGAAAGTGGAATTATGATGAATTTCTTAAATGTTGTCAATTAATGGATTCTTTTAATTTTTAAAAAAGTTGTGGCTTTTCCAGTAAAAAAAATACATCATTAATACAAACCAAATAAAAAATATGCAAAACGAATATCACATTGACGTAACTCCAGAAGAAGATACCTTGTTTCGAGAAATTCCTGAACAAGAAGAAAAAGAAAAAACTCCTAGTTCAAATCTTATGAAGAACAAAATTTTTTGGGGTGTAGTTTTTATACATGCCGCTCTTTTAACTGCACTTACAGTTTCAGCGGCACCTCAAAAAGATAAAACAGTACCAGAAAATATCATACAAGATGATAAGGTATTTGTAGGAGAAAATACACCACCTCAACCTCTATCGTCGCCAGAACCGACACCAGAAGCAACACCAGCTCCTCAATCTCAAGCTCCTATGGATGGTAAACCACAGCCACTACAACCACCAACAAAAGTTGAGCCTAAAGAAGTTAAAAAAATTATTACTAAACCCCAATCAGGTAATAATTTGACAAAAGATTACACAATTAAGAGCGGCGATACTGTTTTTAGTATTGCAAAAAAATATAAACTCAATTATGATCGTCTAATCAAAATTAACGGAATCAAAGACCCTAATAAAATTAAAGTAGGAGAAACACTCAAATTCATGTAATATTATGTTTACTAAAAATAACCAAATTAAAAGCATCAAATGGAAGCATGCATTTCTAGTAGTAATATTGCTACATGGAGTTGGTTATTTGAGTATCGCCCAGTATTCTAATTACAAAAAACAAAAAGCTCTTGAGTTAAAAAAAGCCCGAGAAGAACTTTATGCTAATAATGAAACCAAAACCATAGAGTGGCCTAAAAATGAAAAAAGTAAACCAGTAGTTGTTGCTGTCCCTAAAGAATTGTATCAGAAAAAAAATGAGATCAAAATAAAAGAAAATGTGGTTTCTAGGTTTATTGAAGACTTTCAAAATTTCTTTAATAAGAAAATAGAATTACCGAAAATCCCTGTTCAGATAGCTAAACCCAAACCAACACCGACTCCTAAAAAGGTTTATGCTTCTTCGGTACCATTGAAACCAGTCGCTCGAACAATTACCCCCATCGAATATGTTAAAAAGGAGAAAGAAATCATAGTAAGGACCCAACCAACACCTATTCCTGTAAAAAAAGCAGTCGCCATTGAACCAGAACGGAGAATTGTTAAATCAGAAACAAAGCATTATAGTAAACCTTCTTCAAACTTTAGTGATATGGATTGGGGTGGTAGTGAGACTGTTGAAACCGTCGAAGTGGTCCAGAGTTACATAGTTCTTCAGTAATTTTGGATAAATAATATACATGAAGTCTCAAGATCAAATATTATTAGAACAAGCCTACCTTCAAATTAATGAAGGTAAAAAGAAGGATCTAACCGGTGACGGTAAAGTAGATTCTAATGATTACATTAAAGCTAAAGATCTAGCCATTAAAAAGGCTAAAGCAGCAAAAGAAGGTAATTCTAAAAAGAAAAAAGACCAAGATGCTTTAGAGGAAGCTTATCAAAAAATACTTGAAAGCAAATATATCAATAAAGGATTTGCTCGTAGGTATAATAAAGTAACTGCTGCTCTTTTAAAGGCTGAACCCGGTTCAGAAGAATATCAAAAACTTAAAACAGAAAGAGATGATCTTGTTAGCATTTTAAAAGACCACGGAAAAACTCCAGCTGAAATTCAAGATCTTTTAGCCAAAAAGCCAAAAGAAGAAACTGTAGAATATTCACCTAATGTAGATAACCAATACGGCGATAACACATATTCTGATACTTCAGATTTAGAATCATCAAACATAGTACAAGGAAATTTTAATGATCAACAAAATCAAGAAGCTCCTCCGGTTGATGTAGCAATCGCTCAATAAGTTATCTTTTAGCGCTTTTGTTTTAAATATAGTCATAATATGATAGTCAAAAGCGTAAATAAAACGGTTATCGAGGTAACCAAACAAGAAATTATTGATGAACTAATTAATAATTTTAAAGAGTTTACAAAAGACTTAGGCAATAATTTAGAGGAAATTTTATTACAATCACGTTATCTTTACGAATCTTTAAAATTTATTTCTGAATCCAAATACTCAGAAATTTTTAAAGATAGTGGCTCACTTCGTTGTTTGCCTGAAGAGGTTTTTGAAAAAGTTGAAGAATATTTCTTTTCAGATGATGATGAAGAAAATGAAGATGAAAAGGTAGTTTCTTTTAAAAAAGCATCTAAAGAACTAAATGAAGCTGAATTGGAAATTGTCATAAAAGACAATGGTAAAATTGTAGGTCGAATTTCGGAAGCTGAAATTCAATATTAATTCATTTTAGATCTTAAAGAAGACAAGCGGATAATTAATTCACCTAACTGATTATATTCGTCACTTTTTTTAGAATCTTTAGTAATTTCAATAGACCAAGGACTTTCAATAGAATCTGATTCTTCTTTTACTTCCTTGAGATATTGTTCTAACAATTCCGAAAATTTCATTAAGGTTATAAAATAATTATGTTTTTTCTTGAATAAAAAATGGTTTTACTGTATATTTGAATTCTAATATGAAATACACAATTAAAGATTTGCGAAGGAAAGGTTATAAAGTTCGGGTCATCCATTCTCGGGAATATCAGATTAAGAGTAGAATCAATGGTTATTCTAAAGAACTACATGCGCGTGGCGGTTCGACTACTATTGAAGTAACCACACCAGATAAACAAACCTCAGTGTTTGGTAAATCTATTTGTTCAATGGATGATAATTTTAATCGACGAGTTGGTAATGAAATTGCTTTGGGCCGAGCTTTACAACAATTACCTAATATTGAATAGGCATTATGGATAATACCCTACTTACACGATTTGAAGAGTTTAGTAATCAAACTAAAAATACTATTAACCTCTTCCGTAAAACTCCTGTACAATTATCAAATATTAATAAAGTAGGGCGCCGTTTTTTATGTGATGGTACAGTTGTAAAAACATCTGCTATTAATGATCTTATGAATATTTTTTCAATCAAAGGGGAATTGATTAGAGAGATTCGAGATGATGAACATCAGTGGATGCCTTTACAACGTTGTCTTTCAAATATTAAAAAAGATAAAACAATTACTGCTATTACTAAAAATGAAGGTAATGAAAAAGTTATTACTAAATTTTTAAAAGAAGAAATTAAAGAAGAAGAATCTTTAGGACTTGGTTATGGCTTTGATCTACTTCAAGGATATTTAAAAAATTGTGGAGAAAATGTTAATCTTCATACTATGAAATTTAATGAAGAAACACTATCTCTAGAAACTTCTTTTAGAGACCTACAAAATCAAGTCGATGTTTTTGGTGATGGTAATGATATGTGGGACACTGGATTTAGCTTTATATATGGTTTGAATAAAACTGTTATCTCTCCTTTTCTCCTCCGTCAAATTTGTACTAATGGGATGACTGCTACACATAATGTATCTCAAAGGTATTTTAGTAATAAAGGTCTCCGCCAAAAATCATTTAACCGTTTAATAGGTAAAACTTTATCAGAAGATTTAAAACATTTAACGGTGTCTTCTTGTGACAAAATGAGAAAAAATAATGCTTCTCTTCGAGAATACTTCAACGCAAGAGAATGTTGTTTGGGGGTATCTAAAAATTTAGCTGATGCTTATTTCAACGATGAAGCAATTCAGGAAGCTTATAAACCTTATAAAATTCGTTATAAAAATAGTCGTTGGTTGTCGTCTGCCAATTCTAATATTAATTCATATGAATTTTTTAATAGAGTTACTCATTGCGTATCACATCAAAAAGCTTTACCTCAATCAACTAGCATGTATTTGAATAATCTTGCTTCTGAGTTATTTTTTAAAGGTCCTGATCTTTCTTTTCAAGCTCCGAATCCTTTCTTGCATTAAAAGGGATTTTGTGGATAAATATTTTTGCCCTAGTGTTCGAAACAGAAACTAGAAAATACAACATCTCGCTTATAAAAAAAGGAGAAATATATGACAACAAAAATAACAACATACGACCCGACTTACACAGTAGGTCATTATAGCAGTTCGGCAAGCCAGCTTCCTGCTATTTTTAACGACAGCTGGTTTAAATCATTATTTGGAGACGTTGAAAAAGCTTTCGACATTCCAAATGCAGTATATCCTTACAATGTAAGGGCTATTACTAACGATGAAG